AGAAAATGAATACACTCCAATGGAATCCGCCACACCAAGAGATTCTCCACCGGAACCTGTGTGGTGTTGCCAAATTTGGGCTCGTGTAAAATATCTAACATCTCTTTCAGAAAAACGATCATGACCGTTTAATTTTAATTTGTAGGTTGACCCAGGGGCTAATCCAGTCGGTACCGATGGACTGGCATATACACCTAATAAATTTGAAGGGGCTCCAACAAAGATTAACTCTTTAACTGGGTGATTTAAGTTTAATTCGTCTCTTTTACCCGCTTCACCTTTCTGAAACTGTAACTGTTCAATTAAATATTCGTGAGACACTTGTGCGAATCTACGTCGTTCATCTGTATCTAAATAAATATAATCACACATCACTTTAAAACCATCAAACGAAACCGTGCCATCGGTTTTATTACTAACAGCACTTCTATCACAGATAGTTAACTTAAGTTTGACTTCGTGATACTGTAGAGCGATTAACGGTAAGGCCAAACCTGGATTTCTGCAAAACCAAAAGGGTAAGGGCACAAATGCTTTACCGGCTCCATCACTAGTCGCAGTCGCACCACTATCATCACCACCGTGATTATATGACATTTTACTATATAGCGTTGGGTTACCTGGTTCTCTACCTGTGTTGGTTGTTAAGGCTGGAGAAACACACGTATCGTTGCGTTCAGTAAGTGCGCTCCAAATATTTAGCCAGTGATTGTAGTGTCTATCAATACGCTGACCTCCGATTTCTATTTCTGACTCCTTTAGTAATGTATTTCCAATAAAGGGACCAATTTTTCCAGCTGTTTGTCCAGTTATCAAAGAACTAGGTTGCCATTCAACATACGTTCTACCAACAAGATCACCATTTCTAGATATGGTTACGGATACAGAGCTTCCAAATCCAACAGTGCCATTAATTGTCTGTTCAATAGCCTCCATAGAGAAGTTAGTGTGTCTGCGGTAGACAACCTTGAAGAAAGTTATCTGAGGGTTACCTGTAAGGTAGATATCCTGGGCACCGTAAGCGACTAATTGCATAAGACCTCCCCCCATAGTTTTATACCTTTATATAGAAAAAAATAATGAATTAACCCTATCAAGTTTTCTTTGATAGTTGAAATAGTAATTACAGATAAGATAACAAACTTAGTTAGAGTAAGCAAGACCACCCATACCACTCATGATGCGCAGGACATTGTAGTTGACAGCATAGATTTCAAGAACCTGTGCGCTACCAACACCCTGAACCAAGATAGCATTATCAATACGAGAAAAGTTACAGGTTCCCGATGGCTGATGTTCTTCGGGTTTTAAGGCGAAAGAGTAAACTGCGGTAGAATCTTTCACAGTAACACCACCATAGCCGGTGTGGTGTTGCCAAATCTGAGCTCGTGTGAAATAAAGGCGGTCTCTCGCCGAAAAGCGTTCGTGACCATTCAATTTCAGAAGATACGTATTTGCGGCAGTCAGAACAGTATTTAGACCACCAACCGTACCCGTGTTGTTTTGCCATTCACCTGTCCAAACAAGCTCTTTAACTGGATGATTAAAGTTGAGCTCAATATTTGACTCTGCATCAGATTTCATGTGCTGCACTTGCTCAATTAGGTATTCGTGGGAAACCTGTGCGAATCTTCTTCTCTCATCGGTATCTAGATAAATGTAATCCGCAAAAACCTTGGTGTGATTACCCGTGGTTTCTAGTGCGCTACTGAAAGTAATCTTGACTTTTACTTCGTGGTATTGAAGTGCAATTAGAGGAAGCGCCAGACCAGGGTTGCGACAAAACCAAAATTGAAGAGGGATAAACAAAATTCCTGAGTCTGCATCATTATCAAGAACTCCACCAGCACAAGCCATTCGTTGGAATTTTGTGTAAGTTCCCGTACCCATATCAGCTGAATTATTGGTAGCATTACCCGTTGAGTTGGGTTCAGTCAGTTCAGCCCAAGTGTTTAACCAGTGATTGTAATGTCTATCAATTCTCTGACCACCGATCTCAACCTCAACTTCTTGAAGAATGTGATATCCATAGTTGTTTTCATCAACGCCTAATCCCGGATCGTGTTCAACATACATTCTTCCGACTAAATCACCATTGCGAGAAACAGTGACAGACACGGAACTACCACCACTCACAACACCATTGATGGTCTGTTCAATAGATTCCATAGAGAAGTTAGTGTGTCTGCGGTAGACAACTTTGAAGAAAGTGATCTGGGGATTACCCGTAAGGTAGATATCTTGAGCACCATAAGCGACTAATTGCATAAGACCTCCTCCCATAGTTTTATACCTTAGCATAGAAAAAAAATAAATAAATGAATCTTACTATCAAGTGTACTTTGATAATTTATGAAAATAGGCTTAGAAAGAATTTACATTACTTGAGATAGAATTAATATGTATAGATCAACTTAGTTGGAATAGGCAAGACCACCCATACCACTCATGATACGGAGGACGTTGTAGTTGACAGCATAGATGTGGATACCATCAACATCTTTGTCAGCACCAGCCACAGAGGTGTTGTAAACGAGCTCAGCGCTATCAATGCGAGAGAAGTTACAGGTTCCGGATGGCTGATGTTCCTCTGGCTTGAGGGCGAATGAGTATACGTGGACCGCATCCGCCTTAGGACCGCCACCTGGTTTACTGTGGAATTGCCACGGCTGCACACGAGTAAAGTAATTGTCCTGGCGAGGAGCAAAACGTTCGTGACCGTTAAGCTTGAGTGTGACCGTAGTGCTGGTATCGTCTGCCAATTTAACACCCGCGGTAGTCTGTAAGTCCATAGGGTTGGAGGGGCCACCGTGGATTGACATTGTGGCTCTCTTTCCTGCCCAGATCAGTTCCTTAACTGGGTGATTGAAGTTTAATTTGAAAGTAGCTCCACGAGCTTCAGACTGATACTGGAGCTGTTCAATAAGGTATTCGTGCGAAACCTGTGCAAAGCGACGACGCTCATCGGTATCCAGGTAGATGTAGTCGGCCCACACCTTAAGACCAGAAAGAGAACCTGTCAGTGCCGTTGTGGCCAAATTAGCAGCCGTCTCAAATGTAACCTTCAACTTAACCTCGTGATACTGAAGGGCAATAAGCGGTAATGCGAGACCCGGATTGCGACAGAACCAGAAAGGCAGAGGAACAAACACATTTTTCTCTGTGAATACCTCATCCGTCTCACCAGTAGCTTTAATTGCTCCCGCCATTCTCTGATACATAGAGGGGAGAACATTCGCATCCTCTCCATCAGTTGCAAGGTCAGATGAACGGTATTTACCATCAGCGGTTATCTTAGCCGGACGCATTTCCTCGGTCAAGTCGGTCCAGGTGTTAATCCAGTGACTGTAAATACGATCAATGCGCTGGCCACCAATCTCAACTTCAACCTCCTTCAACAGATTGTGTCCTGGGTTGGGACAGAAATCCTTCTTATCGATAACTGCAGAAGCATCAAATTCTACGTAGACTCTACCCACTAAATCACCATTGCGGGAAATTGTGATAGAGGAGCTACCCCCATAACTGGGTGTTCCGTTGATGGTCTGCTCAATGGACTCCATTGAGAAGTTGGTGTGTCTGCGGTAGACAACCTTGAAGAAAGTGATCTGCGGGTTACCCGTAAGGTAGATATCCTGAGCGCCATAAGCTACAAGTTGCATAAGTCCTCCTCCCATAGTTTTATACCTTAGCATAGAAAAAAAATTCAGAGAAAATCAAACTAACGGTAGCCCACTTTTTATACCTAAAGAATATTCAGGATACTAACACTAAATATGAATTCTGGAAATAAAGGATTAGCGAATCTTGGAAATACGTGTTATATGAATTCTGCGATTCAATGTTTGAGTCATTTACTAGAATTCCATCCAAAACACGAAGACTTTATAACTGAACAGAGAGGGTCAAGCGATATATATTCTGAGTGGATTGCTCTACAGATAAATCTGTGGTCAAATGATTCATCGGGACCGGTGGTTCCAACCTCATTTCTTCAAACCTTTATGAGAGAGTGTCAATCCAAAGACATCCCCTTTTATAACTTTCGTCAAAATGATACTGAGGAATTTATCAATTTATTTATGGATTTTCTTCATCAATCCATTAAAAAAAGAATTGAAATTGAAATTCAAGGACCCGTTGTGAGCCAATATGATAAATTGGCGTACAAAGCGATGAACTCTTGGTCTCAGTTTTTTAAGAATGATTATTCTTATATTGTTAAGAAATTTTATAGCCAATTGTTTTCCATTACTTCGTGTACTAAATGTGATTACAATACGGTTAATTTTGATCCTACGATGGTTGTTTCGTTAGAGATACCTCGTGACGCCACGTGTTTGTATGATTGTTTAGATTCCTTTACACAAAAAACTATCTTGGATTGTGATAATTCTTGGAAATGTGATAAATGTAAGCAACGAGTTGAACCTGAAAAGAAATTATTGTTGTGGAAAACTTCTGATGTATTGATTCTCTTATTGAAACGATATAGTAAAGGTCGTAAAAATGATACCTATATTGAATTTCCAACTATCTTGGATTTGTCACGTTATAGCTTGAACTATGGAAAAGGAGGGACTTCCTATCGGTTATCGGGAATCAGTATCCAAAGCGGTTCGCTGGGTGGAGGACACTATTATGCGATGTGTTACAATGAATTAGACAAAACTTGGAGAACTTACAATGACACTACTGTCAATGAAATCACCGAAGAGATCGTTACTAAGCAAAAGCCGTATTGTTTATTTTATAGACGAATATAAATCTAAGTCTACTTATAGGAATGACCCATGTCTTTTTCGGTTGCTGGAATAAGGCGGGAGAGGGTCGTGATGCAGTATTAAAAGATATCTTGGATAGATATGATTCCGGTCAATTAACTCATTTATGGGTTTTAGGTGATAATTATTATTCTGATACGTGGAAAGTAGATACGGATAAAGAGGATAAATTGAAACTTAGAATGATAAATCTAGATGAATTACTTAAAGGGTTTGTAGGATTACACCAGATTGTAGCTAAAACAGGATGTGAGATAACGATTGGATTAGGAAATCACGAATTAGATCGTATTGGTACGGTGACTGAAAGCGATCTCACTACCATTGTGACCGAAACTCCACTCAAAGTCCCAGTAACAAAAAGCATAGATAAGAAAGCAAAATCCAAA